TAACAATGGCTGGTTCTGATACAACACTTGGTTTGGCTCTTGAAAAAGATGTTGAAGCAAGATACACAGAGCAAGCTCGTAAAACTGTTCCAACTGGTGTTCCAGAGTTTGATGATGTCAAAATCTTGAATGGTGGTTTGGGTGCAGGAGAAATTGGTATTGTTATCTCTCCATCAGGTGGTGGTAAGTCTCATTGGCTTACACAGTTTGGTGCAGCAGCAATGCTTGCTGGAAAGAACGTTGCTCACTTTACCTTTGAACTTCGTGAGTCATTGATTGCTACACGTTATGATTCAAATCTCACAGACATTCCAAGTCTTGAATGTGTCAATAAGATTCCAGACATCACAGAGTTCTATAGAGCAAGACCAGAGCTTGGTAAGCTTCGTATCAAGTATTACCCAACTGGTACAGCAACAGTCAACACTCTTCGTTCATATCTTGAAAAGCTTCAAAGCACAGAATGATTCAGGCCAGACCTAATCCTTGTTGACTATGCAGGTATCATGAGATCAACTGAAAGACATGAATCACTACGTCATGAATTGAAGTTCATCACAGAAGAGCTAAGAGCATTTGCAGATGAGTTCAACTGTCCTCTATGGACAGCACTTCAATCTAACAGAGATGGTGTTGATGCTGATTTCTTGGAAATCAACAATGCTGCTGAAAGCTTTGCACAGGTTTTCATTGCAGACTTCATTATGGGTTGGAGCCGCAAAATGGAAGACAAGGTTTCTGGTATTGGTATTGCACGAGTCATGAAGAATCGTGCTGGCTATGATGGTGTAAACTTCAACATGGCACTTGATACCAGTCGTTCGAAGGTTTCTTCGTTGCAACTTATCGGAGAGGCACCAGCCTATCCTCCAAAGTTCAATCCACAACGTGAAGAGAAACGCGACAACATTCGCAACTATGTAACCGCTTTAAATAGCGGCGGGGCCTCAAAGGCCCGTGACAAGTCAGATTTGATCTGATTTAGCGCTGTACGACTTCTGCTAGTTGTCGAAGGCTTTCCTTCGCATTAGCATGGAAGATACCGATTCCGCCAGCTTCGTTGAATGCCCGAATCTTCTTTGGGGTATCATCGATAAGGATTGTGGTTGGCGTTGCATAAATGTGCTTGTCCTTTTCGGCAATGAAGATGTCGAAGCGACCTGCATAATGCTTATCGACCCATGCCTTTTTCTCCATCACACACGTAGGCGAACCATGAAGTGGAGCCGTGAGAATTCCTGGCGTTCCACAGAGTGCTTCAACACCTGCGAAAAGCTCATCAGCATCAGGCATCTTTGGAAGACCAAAGAAAAACCCTACAACCGAGGCATTCTCGTAAACCTGGTCACGAACAAAATGAAGAAACTTCTTCACCTTGTGTAGCTGCGGGTCAGTCTGCTTGCCCTTGAGAAGGATAGCTACATCCTTATAGTGAGCACCCTTGTATGGCTCAGGTAGCTCTGCAATCATTGCTGATAGCTCTTGCTTCAGCTTATGGACTTCTGGAAATAGAACTTCGGTATGCTTATCGAAGTCTGCTAAGACACCATCCATGTCTAACATTACTTTGTATTTATTCATGACTATATGATAGCACAAATTTTTAAATTGTCAAGGGATATTTTAGCACTGAAATCATTAGGCTTTAGCGTATGAGTACCCCGCTGTTCTGTCCTACATGTAACTTTGTGATGAATACGTTCAACGATTCAGTTTCGTATGAGGAGCTTGGATGTTGTGCGGCCTGTCATGACAATTGGGGCACGAACGTGATTCTGGTTGACAAGGAATCTAAGGCGTATAAATCATACATTGAAAAGCGTATCTATCAAACAAAGTCGATGTTGCCAATACTTAGATTCGAATAATAGGTTCACAATGGGTACAATTAAGAACAACGAGTTTTACAACAAACTATCAAACGAAGCCCAAAGCAACTTTGGTAAGATTCATCCTGTTGGAAAATTCCTAACTAACAACGCAAGAATCATGGTAGAGGTTCTTGATGATGAAACCATGAGAATCACATATCGTTCATTGATTCACTTCTCTACTAAGCTCATGCTTCCAGTGATTACAGAAGTTGAATATGGTCTTGCAAAGACTGCTGTTGAAGAGATTGTAGAGCGTATCTCTAAAAAAGTTGGTGCTACAATCACCCTTAGAGAAGAAGACCTTCTTCAAGAATATGCAGAGTTCATTGCCAATGCAACAGAAGAACATCATAAGCAATGCTACTATCGTTGGTCTGTCATTGCAGATGTCAAAGCTCCAAAACAAAAATGATGACTTATGTCTGGTCCATCCAAAACGCAAAAAATTGTACGAACACCTGAACAGATAAACGAGATTAGAAAATGTGCCGCTGACGTAGTTTACTTTGCTGAAAACTATGCCTGGATTCCACATCCAATCGAAGGTCTAATCAGATTCAAACCATATCCTTATCAGAAAGAAGCTCTCAGAGCTTTCCAGGATGAACAATTCATCATCGTAAACAAATCAAGACAGCTTGGTTTCTCAACAGTTACCATGGTCTACTCTCTATGGCTTGCACTCTTCCATAGAAACAAGAACATCGTTTCTCTTGCTACCAAACTTGCTACAGCCCAAAACTATATCTCTCGTCTAAGAGAGTCTCTAAAGAAGATTCCTGATTGGCTCTTCCTAACAGAGTTTGCTTCCTACTCAAAGAAGGAAATCTCATTCACTAACGGTAGTATCATTAGAGCCGTTCCTACTTCTGAATCTTCAAACAGAGGTGACTCTCTTTCCGTTCTCGTATTGGATGAATGTGTTGATGGAAGCACCCAAATTTCTATTCGAAACAAAGAAACGCTCAAAGAATATCAAGTTACCATTCAAGACTTTTTTGAAATGATTTGAATTTGTAAAAGCTAACCAAAGCCTCAAGTTTGAAGCTTGTTTTGTAGGAGAGCGAAAGCTACCTGACCTACAAACTGTCCTACATTAGGATTTGAATGTGGCTTTACTTCAAACGAGTAATCCATCAGAACATCTGGTAGATTTGCAAACGTGTGATTCGTAATAGCTGCCTTACACCAGAACCAGAAATCTTCTGCGTGTGGAATGATCTCTTCAAATCTTCCAGCTTTATCCATGACTGTCCATCTATACATGGCCACAGGATTTGCTATTGGATTTCTGCCTCGAAACAAATCAGTCTTGATTTCATCATCTGCTAATGGATAGTTGTATCCAATGTTCATTGGAACAAAAGTTTTGGGTGCAACAAATCTCATCTGTGCTCCAAGAATATCAACTTCTGGATTTGCTTCAAAGAAATCAATTTGCTTTTGAATCTTGTTTGGGTGCCAAGCATCATCACCATCCATACGACAAACAAAGATATCTCCAAGAGGAATCTTGAATCTTGTCAATTCATCTTGTAAGCACTCCAAGCCATAATTGAATGAAGGAACAACGCCTTTGCCTCGATAGGGATTGCAAACCATGATTCTATCTGAACGTCTTTGTTCCCAATCCTCTTTCTCAGTGATGTATTCCTGAATCTTTTCTTCTGTCTTATCTGTGCATCCATTGGGAACAACAACAAGAATAATCTTGCCATCATAGTCTTGTTGAAAGACAGAATCCATTGCTCTGACTATTGTTTCTTCGTTGTTGTATGTTGGCAATACAACACAGACCATTGTCTGTCTTTTCATATTTTGAATGAGAATTGGCATAATACCACTAGTTTAATAGATACAATATGAATGAGCAAGTTAAAACGAACAGTGAATGGGAAGTTCTGACACCAAATGGTTGGTCAGATTTTTCTGGAATTAAGAAAACAACAAAGGTTGGAGGTCTCTTCATTTCTTTCAAATGCAAAGAAGACCAACATGAGACTCATTTGATTTGCAGCAAAAATCATAGAGTCAAACTATCCAACGGACATTTCAAGACAGCCTCCACAATCGCCCTAGGAGACGCCATAAGCGGCAACTATGAGGTAACCAAGGTAGAGAGCTTGCCAGAGACCGAACACGTCTTCTATGACCTCCTAGACGTCTCTAAAGAGAATGAATACTATACCAACAAAATCACTTCTCACAACTGTGCCCACATTGAAGAACGTGTTGTTACAGAACTATGGTTGTCTACAGCACCAGCACTATCAACTGGTGGAAAGGCAATTATCATTTCAACTCCTAAAGGAACAGAAAATCTATTTTATAGAATTTGGTCCGATGCCATTGAAAAGAAAAATACCTTCCATACCATTGAACTTCCATGGACAGTCCATCCAGATAGAGACCAAGCTTGGTTTGATAGAGAATCTGCATCTGTTAGAGCAGCTAAAGGTGATTGGGGTGTACAACAAGAATTCTTCTGTAAGTTCGTAGCTTCTGGTGAAACCTTCATCAAAACTGAAACTCTCATGGAGCTTGATAAGAATACTCAAGGCCCCAAAAGAAGACATACTGCTCATCTTGAAATCATGATTTGGGAAGAGCCACAAGAAGGCATCAACTATCTTCTTACAGCCGACGTTGCATCAGGTGCAGCAGACGACTATAGTACAGCTTGCATTGTCAATCTCTCTACAGGATTAGTTGCAGCAGACTTCAAATTCAAACTTGCTCCACAAGATTTTGCACCAATTCTAGTACAACTTGGAAAGGAATACAACACAGCTTGTATCTGTCCAGAACTTAACAGCTATGGTCTAATCGTATCTGAGTATCTTCGTAAAGAAAAATATCCAAATGTCTATTACGAGAAGCAAGTTGGACTATTAGACAAAGAATATGTTCCTGAGCCTAACGAGCTTTCTGGTTGGACTACAAGCGTTACTACTCGTCCAGACATGCTTGCTAAGCTTGACTACATGCTTACAACTAATAAGATGACGGTGTTGTCTAGTCGATTCGTTGATGAGCTAAAGAACTTCATTTGGAAGAATCAGAAGCCACAAGCAAAGCGTGGTAAGAACGACGACTTGGTTATGGCTTATGCTATTGCAGCGATTTTGATGTTCTCAATTGATGCAGAGCTTGTTCCAGCTAAATCAGATGAGAAGCCACCTATTGAGGTATCAACTCTCTTGTCAATGATTGGTGGACTATCATCACGACACAGTGTCATCAATCTCGAAACTAAAACTGTACAAGTTGCAGCAACAAGAGAAGAACAAAGCAAACAAGAGAGTCCTTTCAAATGGATTTA